CCCCTTCACCTATGCTAATCAAATCACAAATGAAACTGAAAAACTGATTAGAAATGCACGATGCGTGCACCATCCTAGAGCCCCAGGGCGTGTGCCCTAGCTGCCCTAGGTGATAGGCCATCAACTAGCGCATCGTGGTACAGCCTGGTGAACTCGCTGTACTCATCGCTTGGTTTCAGCCGATTTGCTGCCAAGCGGGCTTCCCGTTCTGGGTGCAGCTCGAGAAGAATCTCGTATGTTTTCTGCACATCTGGATGAACCACCAACCGGGACATTGGTGGGTCATCGTAGTCATCCATGGGACCAAGCTCAAGGTCAGCATCCGTGCCATCCTCTTCATCCTCATCATCCGCATCCCCATCCCCCTCCAAGGGTGGCATGTCATAGTACTCATCTGGATCAAGCTCAAGTCGTGGGGCTGCATAGTTGGTCGACTCAGAGAGGGTGTTTGAGTCAAGGGCCCTAAAATGGAGCCCAGTGGCATAGGTCGGTATAAGGCCAGTGGCAGCATCATTCACGCTAGGTGTGAAGTTAGTTGTTCCTGCCTGCCATGACCCAGTCGCGGTGTAAGCCAACTCGGCCGATCCTGCGACAAGGGCCTTGTCGACTATGCCAATGCTGACAAACTGTAGCACGTACCACCTGCCCGCGACCACTCTGTTGCGGAGGTTGGCGTTTGCACCGCCCGCCTCAACGACAACTGCAGCCTCTGTCGTGTTGGTCGTTGATCGCGGATAGTGGACGGTGGCCCTTTGCCACGACGCGTTGAAGTTGTACGCGTGTGAGCTTGTTGCCTGGAAGAGCACTGATGACACACGGAGTGAGGGATTCTCCTGATGTAAGTCACTCTGGTGCCCCACAGCATACCCAGCGAGCGCTTGCTGGTTGTTGTAGAAGAGGTACACTGGTATTCTGTTGGGGAACTGCTGGTAGCCTCCACTTATGTTTACTTCAACTTCCATCACGTTGTGTGTGCCCCAGCGCGTGTTACCGTTCAGGAACCCGAGCCCATTGGTGGATATCTGGGTTGTCGCTGCAGTGGCGTTGAACCAGCGCGATTGGGCTGGCATCATGGTGTCACCACTGGCGGGATACACATACTGAAGGGCTTTTATCACAGCGATGGTGTTGGTCGTTACCTCTTGCTGGGTGATGCGGGCCTCGTAAGCCTCAGTTGAGATACCAGTGTTGCCTGGAGTCACCTGTTGGAAGTGAAGACCCCCAACCTGGATGGGGTTCATGTTGGTGGTTGTTGAGATGCATGGCATGTCGGCACGTGCATCAGAGATGGAGGCGTACACGTCGAACGTTGTTTGACCCGCGCGCACTGGGGCGCCCGCGGCACGCTTGACGAGCCACCACCCACCACGGATGAGCCATGAGAATGGTGGGGGGAGCACACTTGTGCCCGCCTGTATGATGGTGTCAGTCACCAGCCAGATTATTTCGCTCGCGGCACCGGTGGCGGCGCGTGCCATGCGAGAGCTGTTCGGCACGACGAGCTGAATCTTGCCATTGGCATCTGTTTGGATGTGGGACTGCTGGGTGTCTTCCCCTTTAATTAAGTTGAGCATGCCAGGTTGTTGTGAATAATCTTTGAACTGCCACTCAGTCTCAAGTTCTGCCAAGAAGAGGCCACCATTGAACTGCTCATTGCGGTAGGTTGACATTGTCCTACCAAGGGTGTGCACCTCGAGCGTTCCTGCAAATGACATCATTGGATCCCCCTTGGTGTTGGTTTTGTACCACCCCCCTTTTGGCCCCACAAGGTCGCGGGTTGTGAGGGTGAACCTCCCTGTCTTGCCAGGTGTGACGTCCACGTGCTTCCTGGCACCCAAGGCACTCCAGGATGTCTGGGTCGGAGTGGAGGTTGGGTTCCACGAGACACGTGCGACTGTGCCGGAGACAGCGCTATCACCCACAAGTGGTTTAAGGGTGACGGTGCACCTCGTCATCCTGAACAGGGAATATGTGGAGGCGTAAATCCCAAGGGGTCCAAAGCTGTTACTGCCTGTGGCTTCTTTCATGGTGGCTGGGTTCATCAGGCACGTGAGCTCGCATTCAATCTGCTCACTTCCGTTGGATCCAACTGTACCGAGGGTTGTGTTGATCTTCTGGAAAACCACACGGTTACCGACGCCCTGGCGGCGAGTATTCTTGCGGAAAACCTTAGCTTGGTTGGATAGCACCCGCACGTTGACCTGCGGCGCCTTGTTGTTCCTCCTGCTCCTCCGTCTACGCTGTCCTCCGGCAGCTCCTGCCTGGTTGGCAGCTGCTCCATTGCGCACCACGATGTTAGTCGTGTTGCGCGTGGCACGCCTGTTTTGCTGTTTGCGGCTAGCCATTAGGATTTGTCTTTGGTCCTCCCCTCCAAAGATGATCCAGCTGCTCATCAGTAATTTTAGGCAAGGAGCGACCATGCTCCAAGGCAGCGATGCACTTATCAATGTAGTCCTTGAAAGGATGATCTTCACTGTTGTGCATGAGGATCTTAAAGCTAAGGAGTTTCCCATAGAGGGCAAATTCATCTGGCAACTTCTGGCAGGGTGTAACAAGGCTCGCCCAAAGCTTCTCAGGATTGGATGGCACTGGCTGGTAATTCTTCCCCACAGTAAACCCGCAGAAGGAAGCACCAATGATGGTATCTGTGACCTTGACTTTCTCAGGTTTGACCCACATACCAAACACATCTTTGTACATGGCAACCACGCGGGGGACATAATTATCTGGAACACTCGGGGACGATGTCAATCTGTCATCCCCATACACGATGGTGTCGTAGTCATTCCAGAGAGTTTCAATGTCCTTCCCCTTATTCAGGAAGGCGAACTCAAAGGCCTGCAGCCAGTAGTTCACCATGTTGTTGTCCATCGTGGTGGAAATCTGTCCCGACGGGTTGCCCCTGCGCTGGATTGTGACCTCCCCGGTGGGCATAAGCACATACCTGGTGAGAAGGTTGTGGACGTACCAATCGTGTACATGCTTATACCTCTCACGGTGTTGTTTGTTGATTTTCTCCCACCGGAGGTCTTTGATGTGTTTGAGAAGGGTGCGTGGAATTGTGCCATCGAAGCGGGTCCAGTCAAACTCTATGATCTTGTTCCTGTCCAACCGGCGCATCTTGTCTGCAAACCCTCCAAAGAATGGGGTCCAGCCACATTGGCCGCTGCTGGTGTCTGTGTTCTTCTTCATCAAGTTGTTCTGATGCTGCTCAAGGGCGGCACCGATGCGGGAGTATATCGCATCGGGGCATATTATCTGGCGAATGTCGCCATCCTTGATTTTCTCTTTCTTGAGCTGTTCCTTCTTCAGGAAGCAGTACCACAGGACACGTGGCTGTGCGCCAGAGTCAACGCGCTTGAACTCGCGTATGTACGGGGCCCACCCATTGCATTCGAGGTAATCACGTTCACTGTCGTGGAGCTCACACTTCGGGTACCCAGGTGTTGAGTCTATATTCTTTTCAGTTGCTGTTATATGCATCACCCGGGTATCCTCAAGGAAGTTGTAATGCTTGCGCCACTGCTTGTCAGCAAAAGCGCATTCATCAGGGTAGAGCTCCCAAAACCTGGATGGCTCAGCGTACGTGAACTTCTCAAACGACTTGGTGTATGCCTGTGGTCCCCACACCGCGGGTGCGAACGGGAGGTCAGGGTCGCATGGTGGTAGAAGTCCAAGGAGCGGGTCATCAACCAGTTTCTCTTCATAAATGGGCCTGTTGATCGGTAGGTTGCAGACGACAGGGTAGTCGTCTGGGACGACGCGCCTTGATGGTGGGAGGCGCAGCGTCTCCCATGCGTCTAGTTTGTGGATTTCTGGGGCCGCTGTTGTTGGCCCCGCTTCCCGTTTTTTGGCACCCGTCGCTGGGTGTAGGGAAGGCCAAATGATGGCGGGGATAATCCCCTAGACGCGGCATACCTGTCGACAAGGCACAGAAGGGCAGGGCACAGAGGAGAGCCGATGCAGTGGGCGGTTATAGGATACAGCGGCCCAATGGCTTCAACATCGGCACATGTCAGCGAACGGAGCATGTTCTCCACGTCCTTGACATCATAGTCTCGTTCCATGTACTGGTTGAAAGATGGGACTTTGACCTGCTTCTGCCCGAAATTTGAATCTGATTCGAACGTCCAATCCTCATTGGGGTCATAGCCATCATCCATTGGATCCCAATCTGGGAACCCTGCCACTTCCTTATCATAGAGTCGGTCCACCATGTCACGGATCTCATCTGGTGTGAGACCAGACTCGAGGAGCCGGTTGTACTCCTCCTCAGTGAAGACAGGGCCGCGCTGGCGGCGGGGTTTGGAGCCGGCCATGCGAAGTCTCCCAGCCTTCATTTTGGTTTTACCCTTCGCCTGGTCGTACTGAGGGACGGCCTTAAGCTCCTTGTTCAACTCCTCCCGCAAGATTTTCATCTCACGGGCCATGGCCACTCTAACAAGATTGACGATATCCTCCTGGGTGCTTGACTGGTTGCATTTGGCAAGCTGCCTCTTCAAATCCTCAATCTCCTGTTTGAGTTTGTCCTCGTTACCAGTGGATTTTGGTGGGTCAGTCACGTCCGCTTGGGTCAAGATTTGAGCACCACCAGTGAAACCTGTGTTTGTGAGGTGGACGGCCATCACACGCCCATCTGGGTTGACAAGGGGCGCACCAGACATGCCATCGCGGGTTGGTGTAGCGTAGTCGATACAGTCATCGACCTGGTGGCCAGGCACAACCGACTGGATGATTGCACCCTCCCCATCAGGGGAGTAAACGCAGACCCAATCTGTCTCAATTTTGGGGGCTATTTTGAGCCTTGGAAAGTTTTGTATCTGCTGCGGTATCTTCAGCAATGCAATGTCTTTCCCCTCAATGTGGCGCACTACACTTGTTTGGTACTTTGCAACACCAACACAGATAGATGCCACTTTGTGCGGCCCAAGTACGTGGCCGGCCGTGACGATGTAGTTGGCACAGAAGAAACCCGTTCCGATTCCGTCGGGGGTTTCAATCCGGACTACTGCTGTTGGGTTGACGCGCACCAGTGGGGGCATAGTTGACCGCAGTTGAGCAAATCTCTTTCTCAGCCCCTGCCTAAATCTAAACAGTATACCAGGTTTCACCGGGTCCTTAGACATGACCTTTCCGTCTTCACTCCGAACCTCAATCGTTGCCCCCATCGGTGTTGTGATGATGGTGTATGCCCGGACTGCCGCCAGCGCGATCGCAATCGGCATCGCTGGAAGTTGCATGGTCCGGAGCACAATGGAGGCGACGAGAATGGCGGTGTTGATGGACGCGGCTCTGGATTGTTGTATAAACTCCGTGTTGGTGCAGCACATGCTAGCGAGAAAGGTCCCAAACATCATCAATGAGGATAGACAGATGGCCCCAAGAGGGTCCACATGGGAGACCAAAACACACGCTATCTGTGATACTGCGCTCACCGCTGTCTGGGCCGACGCACTTGAGAGGAAGAGCCAATCACTACCACTCAGGGTGGCGGCGGCAAGGAAGCAGATGGAAAGGACCCTCCTCTCTGATTTGTACACCGATATAACACCGAGCACAATGGTCACTATGGTCCACAGGTGGGGAACCAGGGTGCTTGCTATGAGCCATGATGGTGAAGACCGGAGCGCGTCCATGACCGTGGTGCGGTGAGTGTGTATGACATGCTTTGCCTCACTCACGAAGTTCTCAAGCCAGATGTTCAGCTTGAGCATGCCCATGGGGTCTACGGAGTCAGTCGTGGATGTCGTGGTCAGGCCATGTGCGGAGTGCCAAAAGAGGGAGAAACCGAGGAACACAAGGGCAAAAATGGTGGTCCAGCTCATCTTAAACTGTGGAACTGACTTGTATTCCTGACGCGCGAAGGCCAGCTGCCCACGAAGGATCTCGGTTTCAAGTTTCAAGTCGGATATCTCACGTGCTTTCTCAGATCTATCGTGAAGGAGGGCGGCAGTAAGTATGGTTGGTTGGTGGTCCGGTATATGGTTGACCTCTATCGCTTTGTGGAGGCCATGTTCCATATCCAGGACAAAAGTCCGCCATTCGCCTTCACAGACGGTGCTCGCGGTAAGAATGCGATCTGGGATGAGAGTTGGGTAGAAGTACATGCGTGGCTGGTAGGTAATGTACCACGGCACTGTGGGTGCGATCCTGCGCAACTCATCAAACCACTCGCGCGCATCAAAACGCGGCTTGACCTGGGTCCCATCATTGGAGGCTAGGGCCTCGTCAGCACGGTTGATGTAAAGAGACATTATTGTAAATCTCTATACACAACAAATTCAATCCGACCTGTTTTGG